AAAATCGAAACACTTTAGAAAAAGATAGTAAACCAAAAGTATTTGAAAAAATAAAATAAAATAAAAAAAGGTACTGAGACCCTATGACCCCGACTACTGTAATACACTCGTTGCTAATTTCATATGTTCTTTAAGTAAAACAGATTTCGAATCGAGTGAGTATTTTGTACCTATGACCTCGAAATAAAAACTTTTTTAAAATCGAAACACTTTAGAAAAAGATAGTAAACCAAAAGTATTTGAAAAAATAAAATAAAATAAAAAAAGTACTTAGACCCTATTTTTTTTCTGGAATATATTAATGACAAGAGCAACGACAATCGTTTTGGTAGAAGCTCTGATTATTGGTATAATGAACGCTGTTTTGATATTTGCAATCTCTAAAATAAACATTAAAATGGAAACACCTATTCTTCACCTACTCGCGGGTGCTCTAATTCATATCATCTTCGAATATACAGGGGGTAATAAGTGGTGGTGCACACAGACTTATAAGTTGTAATTAGACTGTAAGTAGTCCTGTCGATCCCTCACATCATCAATCTCGATCTCCAAGTTTCTCTTCAATTCTCGCATAGATGATATATGGCTCTCAATGCGATAATTCTCAACCCTCTTGTAATCCTCATACAACTCTTTCTCAAATTGTTTACTCTTGTAATATTGGACCGACTCACTTGAAGCGACTCGAAGTATATCTGCCCATTCTGGGGACTTGATCAGGTTTTCAAAAGTGCACGTAGCCAAATTGGGGACGTTGTAGAAACCCTCACAGTATTCTTTAATGGCAGCCTCTTTGACCTTCTTAGTGCTGCGCTGAATAGGCTTTATTGTCTTCAATTTCGATTCGGCAAACTTCAAATCGGCCAGAAGTCGCCGAATAACAAGATCATTCTGTGTCCATTCCTCACACTCCTCGGGGCGCCAAGGCTGGTCGTCAACGTCATCCTCGCTTGCACTGTCACTTTCACTCTCACTATCACTGTCACTGTGGTCATTGTGAAGAACGTGAACTGCTATGTTTCTGTTAACAGCTTGGAACGGGATAGACCGATTGTCGGTGGCCGGGGGGTCGCTAACTTTCGGTATGAGTTCGTGTATGGATTTGAGGTTGTTGCACATCTCCAAATATATCCCATCTGGAATATTGTGGGAAATGTCATCCACAGATTGCATGAGAGATTTGAGAAACTCCATCTTACTTATAGTGTTATGAAGTTTGGACCGAATTAGGTTTGTAAATTTTATAAATATGCGGCGACTTAGGTATCAAATTTCATCTAAATTATCCAGCGAAAGTTCCATCCACCGAATTCTTTTCTCGATAGCTTCCCTATACTTACTCCTGAATTCATTCTCTAGTTGTACGAAAACCTTGCATGTATGTTTGAAGTTTGCGTCATTTATTAAATTATCATCCAATTCTGAACGATCTACACCTTGCATGTTACAGAAATGTTCCTTCACCCGCTCTTTTATTCGTGGGGAGCATCGTCTCAGTGGCTGATTTATCTCATATTCCCTATGTAAATATCCCAACTGGTCAGCAACAAATGACATATCCAGATCCACAGCTCGCTCATAGAAATAATCATAGAAGTATTGTGTAGTTACCTCCTCAGAACCAATGGCAGATATGTTAAAGTTTTCATAATCGAACAAGTATACAGGGTCCGATCTTTTGTTGTACGCCCTTTTCAACTTGTCACACAATTGTAGGTAGTCCCCATCTGAAAATTTATCCGTGTAACGATCGATTATTTGCATCACACCCATCAAATCCTCCATATTACACTTATATGTATCGAAGCTCTCTCGTCTAAGTAACTTTCAATTCAGATGATCATGAACATCATAAATACTCTATCTCCACCACATAAGGACAGTATATAGTCAGATTTCACGTCGCGTTGTTCCGGTGTTAACTTTGTAAACGGCCCTGGTGTGCCTAATCTTTCAACGAGGGGGGAGAAATCATCTCTATCTTGTTCCGTGAGAGCACAGATATACCTCATAAAAAGATGGGATCTGTCCTTTTCGGGAATTGAATCGAGAGCGTCGATGATGATGTCACATTCATACTTGCTTATGGGGTTGTTGGTATCCATGATGGGTTAAAAATGATAGGTTTTATGCTGACTTAGGATTACAAAATTACTATTCCCCCACAGGCCACTCGTGTAGGTCTATCCACTCCTGAGGTTGTCCATCTGAAACTGTCGCCTCGAAATCTTCTGGATTGGACGCATAAGCACGAAACAGGTCGTCGACAGTTCCCGTGTTTGAAGTCATATCGGGGTTGATGGTCGGTTGATACTGGGGGAGGATCAAGGGTTCGTTTTGATCTAGGAGAAACTTAGGAGGTTTTACTCTTTCCCGCAATTTCCCGATCGCGTTACATAGTTCCAAGTAGTCACCCTCTGGGATGTTGGGTGTGTTTGCATCTATGATACCCTGGATTTTATGGAATAGGTCCATGTTGGTACGATTACTATTCATGCCCTAGTAAGGTCACTTAGGTTCCCAACCGACTCATATTTTCCTTTTACTTTTTTTTCAATACCCCAAAATTTTTCAAATAAGTGATCGATGTTCTTTTTCCTCTGAACATGGTGTTCAATCTCGTTACCAAATTCAATGATAATGGGTGCATATTTATATTCTAGACCATGACATTCCACGAAGGATAAGAGTCGTGTACACTTCGTAACAAGTATTTTTAAATTCCTATCCTGCTCTTTTTCAGTAGCAATGTATATGTCTTCATCGCATTCATTCACAGTTCTGATAATCTGATGCGTCAACATAAGATCAGAAAACAGTTTTATTTTGTTGGGAATAACTTCTTCTGGAGGGAAATTGAAGACCGCTTGTAACAGATTTTTGAACATTTAGTAGGAGCTTTAGGTGCAATAGGCTCTGTGCAGAAGAGAACTTCTTCCCAAATCTTACGTTGAACGTCTGCACAAAGTGGTGATGTAGCTTGAAGAAAAGCGATACGGAGGTCGTCTGTAGCCAAACCTGATATCCCAAGTTGTGCTATAGATTGGACAAATAACTCGTTAAGTGGAATCACGTGAGTTGTCATTGATTTAATTTTACTCTTTTTCTTTGCGACTTAGGTCCCGTTCAATCGAAATTTTCTCAAGTTCGATGTCCAAATATACACGGAATGGTGCGTCCCAAACTGCACATTTCACCCACGTGTAGATGTTTTTGATGTATTGAGGACCCACAGAGGTAAGTGTTTGAACAACAGCTTGGAGGTAAATCATCCTTTGGGTATTGTACCGGCTTTTCTTTTATGTAACTTTATTATGTATTAAATTTTTCCTAAACTACCACTCCCCTCTAAACCCCATAATATTTTTTGGATTTGAGTTCCTCGAGACGCTTGACAAATCCGAGGTTCTCAAACTCATCAATCATAACACAAATGGATTTAGTGAAACCATCCATGTTTTGGACTTGATATCCATATTTAATCTTGTCAGGTAGAGTTTTCAGAATATCAGATGCTTTCCAATACGCCTCACGTAGCCTCACGCTATCCGTGAGATTTCCCATCTTTAGAAAGATACGCGTGAGTTCCCCGTTGGGATTAAGAAACGCATCGATTTTCTTCGCGATACTCTTTCCAATTCCAGCCACTTTCTTGGGACCATGGGAAAGTTCGTAAGGATCCTCTACAGCATATGGAAGATAGAAGATAGATTCTGCAGCACGATTGTAGCTGTTCTTTTTGTGCTTGCACTTTTCCTGCCTCGCGAGACCTCTGAGCATGTCATAGATTTCAGTATTGTAGGAAATGAGCTCGGACTCCTCGGAGGTTTGGGACTCCTCAGAGGCTTCCTCTTCCTCAGAGGCTTCCTCTTCCTCAGAGGCTTCCTCTTCCTCAGAGGCTTCCTCTTCCTCAGAGGCTTCCTCTTCCTCAGAGGCTTCCTCTTCCTCAGAGGCTTGGGACTCCTCAGAGGCTTGGGACTCCTCAGAGGCTACGTCAATCGAAGCAACTGATTCTTCGTAATCAGAATCCAATTCGTCGAGGTATGCATCAATCTTAGAAGCGATAAATCTACCGATCCCGTTGAGATGCATAACACTCTCACCACTCTCTACCTCATTTGGGAGATCCTCGATAATTGTAGCAGCTCGCTTGTATACAGCATCCTTGTAGAAATCAGAGGTCATATCACCGAGTTCACGGAGACGTTGACCAATACCGTGATTGGTGCAAAGAAGCGCTACGGGATTGGAAGTCGTGTCGAAAAGAGATTTCCCGGCCTCGACACTTTCTTCAGAAGCTTCTTTGAGTAAATTCTTGAGCTGTTCAATCTTGACTCGAGACTCAACATTGAGAACCTCGAGCTCACGGATGTAGTTGAAAATGGACTGAGAGTTAGACATCTTGTAGGAAGTATGAAATATGTACTGATATCGACCGACTTAGGTGTTTGAAGATGAAAATTTCTAGTTCTATGTGCAGAAAATGAACCTAAGTGAAACTATAATTTAGGAAAATACAATTCCGTAGTTATAATGGCTCCCTACAACCCAAATAAAGCTTCGTACAATAAGACGTGGCGTGAGAGTCATGTGGATTACTATCGTCAAAAGTCAAGGGAACACTACCAAAACAACATCACACACTACCAGTTGAAGAACGCACTTTATCGCCTTCGTCAGGGCAAGACCGTCAGTCCCGAGTTGATGGAAAAGCTCAGGAACAGTAAACTCCTTGACACTAAGTGAAAACTTTTGAGTTGTAAATACTATTAAATAATTACTACAGTTCTAGATCTATGTGCAGATTTTCCTGTAATACTATCTGTAACACTATATCTCACTCTATATGTCCCCGGTGTATTAATACCTGTATCACCCCCTACTACGACAGAGGAACCATCCGTCACGTTCGATGTAGCTCCCTGTTCTGTGTATGTGACGACACGGAGTATGTCAGAATCATTTTGATGAGTTAGTGTAATCACTGGATTGAAAACAGTATCCGTGACACTGTGTAATACAATATCATTATCAGTATGTAATAAAACCTTAGACCCGTCACCCGTTACTTGCACGAGTTTAGTGGGTGATGATGATGATTCTGGAATAGTGAGACTGTGTTTGTATACACCACTCTCCAGTTTGTAACCATCTATATATTTGGTGGATAAACCTGAAGGGTGTGACACATACTTTTCACTACCAGTTCCTTTAGAGTAAATCAATAAAGATCCATCATCACTTATGTCTATTAATTCGTGGGTGTTACCAGTCAATAGTGTTCGTGTATTCAAATTATCTATCAATGTGCTATTTTTTGTCCATGTTCCAGAATTCAGTGTGTATACTGAAACGTTTTGTTCATTAGCATCGAGTCCTTCATTTTTATTTAATAGGGTTGAACCATCACCTGATAATTTCACATTCTTTCCTAATCCCTGGTTTTCTAAACCACCTTCAATATCTGCACCAACTTGGCTCCAGCTGTTAGCACCAATCCTATCGTGTACTTTAATCTGACCAACTTTATCCTGTAAAGTCTTAAGATTTATGTTTCTAATGTATTGTGAAGACGAAACACCACCGGTTCTTCCTGAAAATCCAAAATATGTTTGTGTCCCGTATAAGTTTTGGTGTGCAGCCCCAAAGTTGTGAGTAATTGAAGAAATCACCCGGGTGTCATGTTTAACTGTAGATGTCATGACACCACTGTCATATGAAACTTCAACAGTCAACCACCTATATAATGGATAATACACATTAGCACTTTTTTTGTATACATCATTATTATCCCTAATCTGGTGTGTATCACCCTGCCAAAATTCATAGAAATTATTGTACCCGTTATGAACGGAAGCTTCATACGCCGTTATGGGGTTCGTCGCGAAGTAAATCAAACGCAAGTCATCAGCACCCCCCCATCTAGGACCATATATATACCAGTCCCACGATACAGACCACGAAGCCCCCAAGGTAACCGGCCAATACATTGTATTATTTGCACCACCTATACCGTATCTAGTAAGTTGATAGCCCCTTTCACTTCTACCATACCAGTTTTTCACACCATCTAATGTAGGACTGGGGGTTGCAAATGAGTATTTAGTAGAGGAGATGTTTGACCCCAACCCACCACCAAATTTAGAGGAGCCCAAAGCTATACGATTTCCATTAGAGCTTAACGATATCGTATCACCTAAACCCGTTACCGCAGCACTTGCTATACTATGATCCTCAACATACTGTGTAGAATTCCACCTAAAGATCACAACCTCCTCCAAGTATTGTGCATTCCCCCCAGGATAAGATACCGCGATGGTGTCACCATCATTCGATAATTCTATGTGATACACAGATGACCCGGATTTGGTAAATCTACTGACTGCCGCAAGTCGTTCAACCCCACCCGCGTATACACGCACACCATCAGGTGCCGTAAATGCGATTATTTGACCATTTGAGGAAAGTTTAACCATTTGTCCCTCCATAGACCCAAATCCAGACAGTTGCAGCTGTATGGATGATGCAGGAACTCCGTAAATAACCACATCGTTAGTTGCTTTTCTAATTATAGCTTGCCTACTTCCATCATTTGAGATAGTCGAATAATAACTATCATCCAATTGTTGTTGTATTGTGGCTGCCTCCATGTCATCTTTTACATAAACATTTCTTACAAATGTTCCAATGTTTCCAGCTTGATCAGCTGCTGAGTAAGTAATAAGATTAGTGCCACGGTATGACGGTATTTTAGAAACTGTAAGTGCGTAAGATGGGGTGGTTACAAGAATAGACTCGTTACCATCAGATCCAATATACGAAGGGTCATTGTATGTCGTGTTGAATTTATGAGTAATATTCCCACCCCATGGTGTAATTACTGGTGGTGTAATATCGGGCGAAACTGTTATTGTTCTCTCAACAGTTGCTGTCCCAAGTGGGTTTCTAACAACATATCGCATCGTAAATGTTCCACTTGTGGAACCATCGGGGGGGGACCCATACGTTTCCAAAATACCACCAACCGCAGTCGCCGCTGGATTTGGTTCGTTATACACATCTGGTTGAGTGATATTGATGACAGAATCACCTATAAGTGTTATAGTTGGTGCAGTATCCGGTGTTATTACGGAGACTTTTCTTTCTATAAAATTCGAGAGACCAAATCTCGTCGTAGTGTATCTAACTGTATATACACCCAAAACAGTATTATCGATGTTATTAGTGATGACTATAGTGTCGTTCGAGTTATCTGAAGTACATCCGAGTTCAGCATATGGTGAACCTAAAATAATTTCTACTGTTGAAGCACCAGTTAGTGTAAGTATGGGACTAAAGTATTGTTGCGTTGTGGTCAGTGCAACATTGGATCCATACGATGTGTTTGAAGGTTCCGAAACGCCGTAGAAGAAAAAATCTCCAGAATCTGATATTTTGACAATCGGGGAT